GGATCCCGAGTGTGCTCGGGCTGATCTCCGGAGCAACCAGCCGGATCCCGGCAGCCGCAAGCGGTGCATCGACCATATCGACACCGGCGCTCCAGCTTGTCTTCAGTGCCTCGCTCTGCTCAGCCTTATACTGCTGCTCAAAGCCCCGTATTGCCCGCTCAATGGCGTCTTTTGCCTGAGGCAAGTAGTGGGCTTCCCACGGTGTTTGCGCCAGGCTGGCGGCCAACTCCGTGCGCGTCGCAGTCAAAATCTTGTTGACTCGATCCACGGCATCATCCTGGAGGGTGAGCGCCTGGTCGATCAGCGATTCCAGCTTTTTGTTGTAGGCTTTCTCTCTTCTGGTCATCGTTTCGCTCCGCTGTCTTTTTTGCGGATCCGCTCAACGATATCGAGAATCATCGCCTCGCGCGCTGCATAGTCTTTCGTGAGGCCATCTGCGACTCTCGTTTTGGCCGCCTTATCTATTTCAGCGGCAGCATCAATTTCAAATCCGATGCGTTCAGCCACTGTGGCGTAGAGTTCCGTTGCGGTTTCCTGAGAGATCCAGCCTGAGGACTGAGCAATCATGAGCGATTGCGAAAGAGTGAAAAGCGCTGTCACCAGTTTCACCAGATCCTTTGTCTGCATCTCAGGCATATTTACGTTGATCTCAAACGGCTCTTCCCCTTCACGCAGGCCGCCGTAGAGGATGGCCTGATCGAGCACGAAGCGCAGCACAAACTCAATCATGTTTTTGACGTACAGCTGCCGCTCTCCCAGGTCTTTGAACGTGGGCTCGCCCATGAGATCCGCCTCAGTTTGATAGGCTTTACCGCCTTCACCCAACCAGGATGTCGGCCGATTCTGACAGGCGCTGATGTAGGATCGCATATAATCAAAGAAGGCTTTTGACTCGTACAGCTTCAGGTCAGGGGATACTGCTTTCCATTCGACGCTTTCATTGTGAGCCCGCACGCTGCCAGGCTTGGGCGCAGTATTCGTACGTAAAAATTCCGTTATGTCTTCATTGGATGCCCCTTTGAGCATGACGTCCCAGATAAACGATTTCATGAGCTTGATGCGATCGAGTTCATCAAACGTGCTTTCTTCCATCGCATTGATGTAATCAAACTGACTGATGAAATCGCTGCGGCCTCGCGGGCTATTCGGTGGATGATTGATGGCAAAGAAAAAGCATTCACCCGTGAGGCGTCCATATTCGCGTTTGCGTGGATCCAGCTCTTCACGGATCGCGCGCAACGTGGGGCCCGCCTGGCCGGCAGTGCCACGCAGCCGCACGAACTCAATCACTTCCGGGTAATTGCGATAGAGCGTCACATCCTGGATGTTGCTTGGGTCCACATAGGAAAGAAACACCATGCCGTTCAGCCTATTGACTGATACCGGCCAGCATTGCTCGCCCAGCAAGCCGAGGAATTCGATGCGGTTACGTAAGCGCAGATCGAGCTGGTTCATCGAATGATTCCAGAACCGCTCGAGCACCGTCTGCGCATCGCCAGTTTTTGTGTCGTTTTTTACTGTGAAGCTCACGCCTTCGCCAAGCACGAAGTTTTTCGTATCGCGCGCAAAACGTTTCGTAAGTCCGCTGGAATCGTACATGTAATAGGCGAGCTCAATCATGGTATCCTGAGACATCGGCGACAAGTCTCGTCGCATCTGGCCGTCATTGGTGAGCCTGCGATAGCCGTCACCCTGCGGGTCGTAATCGAGGTTGATCGGCATCTCCATGCGCGCTCGCTCGACTTCCTCTTTGACGATCGTCCGGAGCTCTTCATCATTTTTGAGGTTCGGTGCAATAAAACGTGCGACTTTTTCCCGTATCGATGACATATCGCCTATCCTATGATCCGATGGAATTGAGCATTGAGCGCCGCATCATCTGCTGCGGCAATCCGCGGCCCCACATACGGCCGCTCTGTGCTTCCGCCGATTCACCGCGCTGGCCTGAGCGCATCAGCTCCGCGCCGGCACGCTTCGTCTCTTCCGGATCCACATGGCCATAAACCGGTTTTGCAGCCGCGGTACCGCCAGCATGAACAGCCAGTGCCAGAGACCAGAACCTATCAGCATGGCCGTCATTAGTGCGCTCAGCATCAAAGCGGATATTGCCAGCAGAGGTTGTTACCTTCTTCACGCTGTGCAGATCGTCTCGCAAATTTCGATCGATGGGAATGCGGATCTGCCGATCTTCGAAGCGCTTCCTTATGCTCGTGGCCAAATCGAGCTTCACGGCCCCACTGAAAAGAACACCCTCGATGAGGTATTCACCGTATCGTTTCTTCATATCCTCAACGAACTTTTCACCCATACCGGTCTGATCGATACACACCCGGCGCGGATGAAACTGGCGGATAACCCGATCGAGCTCTTGCTCTTGGCTGGAAAATGTTGCACCTTTCATTACGGTAAGTTCGCGGGTCCAGTCGACATCGCCGACCTTTTCCACTGCCGAGATCACGGTGAGGTCGCGCCTTCGGCCGATATCCATACCCACATAAAAGGCACCACCGCTGGCAAGCTCCGGGATTCCGGCATGATCATTCTCTGCCTCATTGATCAGGTCATAGGTGAGCCAAGCTGTCGCTTCATCCAGGAATGCCAGCTCGTATTCCTGTGCCCACAAGTCAGGGTCATCGATGCCGGCTTTCAGATCATCGAGGCTATGCGGGCAGCCCTGGGCGATTGCCTGGTAGATGTCGATCTGGTGCTTGGAAAATATTGGATTGTTCCACACTTCATAGGCTTTGTTCTGCTTACCCTTCGGGGTAAAGGTGATCACCAGACGGTAGCCGCTGCGCGAAATAATGGGAAACACCGCAGCCCAGATCTCGCGGCTGTTCTTGTGCACAGAGAATTCATCCAGGTATACATTAGCCGAATAGCCGCGTGCCGTGTCCGGATTCGCCGGTATTCCGATTACGCGTGAATCGTTGGCAAAAATGATCTCAAGTACCTTGTACTCATCCTTCTGCCCGCTAGGCATTGTGTAGCCGTAGGTCTCCTCGGCAAACTTCATCGCCATGCCGGTGATCTCACCGTGCAGCTTCACCTTGTCCATCAGCTCTTTTGCCTGCCGCTCACCGGAAGATATCGTTACCCACTTGTTACGGTCCCGCTCGCGACTATCCAGTGCGATATCAGCCGCGGTGGAAAAAGATTTGCCGGTCTGCCTGGCCCACATGCCGACCTTAAACCGGGACCTATCCAGGATCCAGCGCTTCTGATAGTCGTAGAGGTTGATGGCAGCATCAGACGAGGCCATAGACCCGCTCCCGTATCATGGAAACCAGCTCATCCTTGGTCATGTTCTTACTTTCCTTCTCAGCATCGCTCATAACCTTGTCGAACTTCTTCCTAAAATCTGCCTTAAACCGCTCTCTCAGTACGGTTGAAGCCTGCAATTTCGCGAAATCGGAAATAATGCGAGGCAATTCTTTGATGTCGAGCTCTTTTGAAAGCTGAGCCTCGATAATCATTTGAGTGAAAATCTTACTTGCCGCCTCTTCGAGCACCATGCCGTCGCCGGCTTCACTCACCAGCGCCCTCGATTTATCCTCAATCACCTTCAGCCGCTGGTAGGCAGCAAAGAAATCTTTCCCGTAGCGGCCGATCGCAGAGCGGGAAATGTCATAGCCCTTCTCGGCCAGAAAGGTCTGAATGTCATCATAGGTCGTACCGCCTTCGATCAGCAGCCGGTCAACCTGCTCGCGGATCTCCGCAGGCAGCTCATCAGTGATGCGGCAATGCTTTCGCACCATGTTACCCATTGACGCCCAGCTCCTTTTCGATCTCTTTTATCTCGCCGAGCAGCCGCAGGTATGCAGTTCGCAGATCATCCAGCTCATCTATCATTTCCCGCGCCTCATCTGTGCGAAGCTCCGCGAGCGGAGTAATCGATGCGGGCTGAATGATTATTTTCAGCGCGCGGATTATCCCTTGCGCATGTGCAGCCATTTCCATTCTTCGCTGTTTCTTCTCTGCCAGGGCTCCCTGCAGGATCAACCGTTCACTCATTGCGCTTATCCACCGATCTGCGGCCCTGAAGCCGCTTTCTGTATGCGGTTATAGGGGCAAAACTGGTTTTTCTCTATGGCCTCAGTCAACCTGGTAAATACCTGCGTGTTTAGTGATACGATATCCTTGAATTCCTCAAGGTGCTTCTTATATGCGGTAGTCAACTCTTCGTTCTTCTCTACCAGGGTGACATTGTTCTCATACATCTGTACCGCTTCCTCGAAGCGGCGTTCTGCCTGCCGGCGCTGAAAGTAGGTGATGACGATCAGGCAGATCCAGGGGAGCACTACCAGCATGAATATGAGCGTTCCGATGCCCCAGCCGTTGACCTTGGCGATAATATCCACAATTGATGCGATCCCGGCGATCTGTTCTGGTGTCATGCGTTCATCTCCTCTGGGCTGTAGATTTTGCAGATCCGCCCGTCATGCTCGAGCACGGTGCGCCACTGCCGCGGCCATATCTTGCTGTGGTCGTCCCAGTCATCCGGGTTGACGGAATCAGGTCTCTTTCCGTTAACCATCGCAAGGGCTCCCGCCTGCTGACAGGCTTTAGCCCAGAGCTGCGAGCAGTACGGCAGCGGCGTCACGGTAAAATGTCGCGTGAAACAATCGGTGCGGAAAATACAGTCAAGCGCTTGCAGAATAACGACTTTGCCGTATGCATACGGCCAGCCTTGATATTTTTTTGCGTGAAACAGTATGTCCGCACGCACCGCTTCGTCCCAGGTGATATTGCGGATGACCTTGAGAGTGTGGCAGCTTCTGAAATAGCAGGCACCGCTGCGCTCGGTTACGTACTTGAGAGCCTCGAGGATGTTACCGGATCCGGAGTAGCCGGATGTGTGGTGATACTCGGCAGGGTCGCCCTGAAGCCCTTGAAACAGCAGAATTGTATCGCCGATCAGGCTGTCGCTGGAGGTAAGCCAGATGTCAGCAATATGCAAGTCCTGATATTTCCGTGATTGCAGGTAACCCCAGGCAGCTGAGACAGCCATCTGCTTCATGTGCGGGCCCCTTCTTGTGTGAGATAAGCCTGATAGGTTTTCCAGACCTTCTCCACATAAGCAAAGATCTGGCCGCATTCAGGGTCCTCGCCTCTAACAAGGCAATCCGGACTCTGTAGGCCAACCTTTACATCGTTCCAACAGGTGGGAGTGTAGCCATGTGATCTTTCAAAAATCCTTATCGCCTTCAGCACATACCCGAGGCCACCGTTATAGGCTGCAAGAGCAACCTTTAAGCGCTCGTTGTGGGATTTGATTTCGGATATTTGCCTGTACTGGTCAACTAGATATGTTGTTCCTATCGCCACATTGATCAGCGGGTTATAGAGCAGCACGCCAATAGCAATGCCGCAATCTTTTGCCGTAGCCGGCATGATCTGCATCAGCCCCAGTGCTCCGCACCGACTCTTTGCTAGTGCGTTGAACGACGACTCCACATAAGCCATCGCCTTAAAGAAGCGACAGTCAATGCCGAGTTTTTCGCCTTGAAGCTGAAAGAGAGGATCGTATTTGTCGGTCATGGCGTGCTCCGTTCGTGTAGGGAAGGGCTTTAAAGCCCGCCCCTACAGTCGCGACTCATTTTTGGCTTTGTGCCCTAATGATTTCGTTTATTTCTTCAATTGTGGGCACGGATCCGGCCCACGTCTTTATCGGAGTGTCGGTCAAATCCTTATAAAGCGCAGCGCTCGGAGTCGACAGCAGCGAATGCAAGCTGGCCTCGGCAAGCCAGTTAAAGTCTTCGTCGATGTCCACCTCCATCGCGTAGCACTCCGGATCCGCGGTGATGACGTTTTCGTCATTGATCTGCTCGAGCAGCTCGTGAGCCTGCTCGCATTTTGGACACGTTGTTCTGACAAAGAGGATGAGAACCATGAAAATCTCCAGAAAAAGAAAAGGCCGATCACCAGGTACTTTGAGTACCTAATGACCGGCCCGATTTTTTCGACACCGATCTGGCTGCCTACGCGCATTGCTGCGTCGCGTACAGCCTTTCCCGTAAGGGCACTATAATATTTTTCTTACTGCAGGATATCGCCTACAGCTTATGCTTCTTGCGCTCCTCTACCTCGACAATCTCGCCATGTTGAAAAGTTACTTCCAGCTTCCCATAAAATTTATTCGCAATCAAGGAAAAAAGTAATTCATTTAACTTTTTATGCCGCGGGTCCACCTCTTTTTCCACCGTCTCTTCCGCTCTCATTTATCGCCTCCACCTCCATCCGGTATTTTGTCGCACCTTTTATTGCACTCATGCACTTCTCCCTGTAATACATGAGCGTAAAAAAGCACTATCTTCCGTTCTGCTTTTCAATCATCTCTTGATTCAGCTTGGTTCCGAGCGCCACGAAGTAGAGGATCTGCATCTCGTTCGTTCGGAAATTCTCCTGAGCGATGCTTACCAGATTCTTCTGCAGATCTGGATAACCGCCGAAATCGACTGTTACCGTGATCGGAGTAATTGCCAGCTCATTTTCACGCTTCCCGAGATCTTGAGCTATTGACTTGCCCTGCATGGCCTTATCAGGCCGATGCCGGTAGCATTTCCCTTGACTAAACACATTTCTTGTACAGCCGGGCTCCGAGCAGCGTGGCTTCTGGCGCTTTTGCTTCCTGCGGTGCTCGCATGCGCCGCAATGCTTCGCCGGTAGTTCTTTCTGCGCTTCTAGGCAGCGCTCCTCAGTGATCTCTTCATTCCCTAACGCTATACAGCTTCTCATTGTGGCCGCTCCTTTAGGTACGCAAACAGGTTACATTTCTTTCCATTCCGGATGAAATACCACTCGTGATCCTCGCCCTCTTCGCTGTAAAGGATCCCGTGGTATTGATGCGCTGCAGCTAGCTCCGCTTCAGTTGGTTCCCAGTGCACCGGTATCTGAAGGGCCTTGTCGCCGGCGCGCGGAGTTGACGGCACGAGGAGCCAAAGCGCTGCACTGCAAAGAATAATAACGATCAGGTATCTCATAACGACTTCACCAGGTCCCGCACCCGCTTGGCGTTTCCGTCAAAGTCCCGGTCCGAATCCGGCCGGTCTCCCTGCCGTAAGCGGTCTTCTCGTTGCCGCATTTTCCGCTCATCTTCGCGGCTGCGCTCGTGCGTCTCCCGATCGGCAATCTGGATCATTACTTTTTTAAGATAATTGTGGTTCGTCATCGAGCCTTTGAATTCACGATTGTTGACTTCCTTCAGCGCCTCGATGATACCGGCCTGGCTGATCTCGTAGACGCGCTTATCCAGCGTGAACTTGCCGCGTTCAAATAGTGCCGCCATCTCCTGAAACAGGCGCAACATCTTCTTGGTCTTTATCGCAAGCGGCGTTACACCGAACTTCTCGATATACTCCCACACTAGCTTGCCCTGGCCGCCGAAGGAAGGAAGCAGTTTGATAAGAGCGATCCATTCCTCTTCGATCTGTGCTTCTCGATAGTCAAATTTGTCACCGCATTTCGGACAACGTATCATGTCGTCTCTTCTCCTATGCTGCCATTCTCCATTCCATTTCTACCCAGTCGTCGATGAGCGCATCTAACTCAACCACATCCAGATGCGTGCAATGCATGTGAGTGTCGTGATTGTATTTCTTTGGCGCGTCGCCCTGTGTGTGCATTTGAAAGGCTCTTTTTGCATCATAGCCAAAATGCTTTTCAATCTGCTGGCACAGATACAGGCGTATCCGCTCGTCCATCATGAACAGCACTTTAGGAAACACCCGAGCCATTCGCGTGATAAAGTGATACGTTCTTTCCCAATCAAAAACGTCTGTCTTTAGCGTGCCATCATCGTTCCAGATGACAGTGCGCGGAGTTCCCTTTTCCGTTATGTTAGACGTGGTCAGCGTGAAGTATTCTATGTCTAGCGAATAGCCACCCTTGTGGCTATTCTCCGGATGCCCGGCGCAGTTGCATTTAGTGTCAGACGGGCAGTTATCTCCTATGTTCACCCACCGGCACGGCCGGTGTGGAAAGTCATAATACATAGAGCGCAGTACGCAATGGAGGGCCGTACCCGGCAAATGTCGAATGTAGTTGCATTCTGTCTTGCCGCCGTAGCGGTAATAGTGCGTGCTGTTTTCCCGCTTGCCCCATGAGGTGTACTCGAAATTCATACCCGCATGGGGCATTACAAGTTTTTTAGTGTGCCCGTTGGTGTATACACTGGGATAGGCAGAAACACTCCGCTGCGGATCAGAAGCTGCTGTGGGACAATCATTAAATCGTCCGGGCCATCAATGATAATCGAAAACGTTCCACGCCCTTCCACATCTTCCTGGTCGATCACCACGCGGCCAAAAGCTGGTATGGTTTTGGTGATCGTTTGCGCGAGGTATCCAGAATCACTCATTACTGACACGGTAATAACATTGCTAACGTCGGAATAATTGTACGCGACGAAAGCACCGTACCAGAGCTCATCCATAACAATGTGCGGGATCGTTTGTCGTTTCATGGTTATTTATCCTTCAGCTCATACGCAAATTTCTCAGTCGGCCGCATGTCGCCGCCGATCGCGACGATGCGCTCAAGCGGCCACTTGGCTACGACGCCGCGGTCTACCGATTCAGCAATCTTGATGGCATCGGTCCAGCCTTGATCCTTCATGCGTTCAAGAGCATTGCGCGGCAGCGTAAGCGTCGGCTCTTTCGTATAGAGCAAGGATCCGGACGGTAGCCGCACCTTGTCGGTACCGTCAAAGAGTGCTGCCTTATTCTTTTTCATTAACGTAATAAGGGCCTTTTCTTCCATTGCCAGCGAGTCTTCGAGCCGGTTGATCTCGGCGATGTACTTCTGCTTTATTACCTCAACTTCTTTTGCGTACTGTGTCTCAAGGTATGCGATATTTACCTTGAGATCTCCGATATCGTTGAGGTGGCTGTCCGCCTGGGCGCGAAGATCATCTGCCTTTGCCAGGTTACGCTGCATCATCGGGCAATCCTTCTCTTAGATTGAGGCTCATCTGGCCGAGCATCTCGGCGAGGCTGGTCTTCCGAATCCGGGACTCCATTGAAAGCGCCCGCAGCGCCCGCCGGTGGATCCGGGTCAGGAATTCTTCCAGTTCACTTCCCGCTGCAGCCAAGTAGTATCCGCCGCCGTCTTTTGTCGGACTGGAGCAGATTGGAACACCGTCGCGCCGAAGATCGGTGAGGATCTTTCGCAGCCTGCGGGTATCGTTGATCCGGTTTTTCCATGCCTCCCGATAGACCATCTCGTATAATTCACCCATGCCGATTGCTTTCTCCTGACCGACATGACTTGCCATTTCCATCAGGATGCGCGCTTTAACGTCCGGGTTCATTGCCTGCACCTCCCTGTGATGCGGAAGTTTCCGGAGCCTTGTCACCCCGGCCTCCGGTCTTTTGGTCAAACCAGCACTGCTGGCAGAGCTTGCCGATGCGGTACCGGATCAGGTTCTCGGTCCGTTTCCCGCAGATATCGCATTTGTCCGAATCAAACATGTCGCGCTGCTTCATTACCGATTGACCTTTGCACATGCTCGTAGAGCAAATTCAGTATCAGCTCCTGTGTTGACCTGCCTTCGAGCGCAGCTTGCAGCTCTAATTTTGGGAGCACTCCACCATATTTCGCGAAATCAAGAGTTAATAGCTGCTTCTTGTGCGCCTTCTTGTATTCCCGATGGCACTGCAGGCACCAGGGATTGCGTCCATCAGGCGACTTATCCCACTTCGGGAATTCCTTTAAGGGCTTTTCAGCCTGGCAGCGAGTACAGATCTTGGTTCTTTGGAAAAAGCTAAACACGTTGTTCACCTCTCGGAGTGAGTTCGCCGGCAGCGCATTTCGGTGTATCCGTATGAACGAGAGCATCGGCTTGGTCCCACAACTTCATCGCCCGATCAAATTTTGCACAGGCATCAAAATACCGGCGAACGTTCTTACAGTCTTCGCTCACGCTATACTTCTTCATCTCGTCGATCGCCTCCTGTGAAAGCCGTTGTGACTTTTTCACAAGAGACTCCCTGCGCAGCCATCTCATTTCATTCTGAGTAAGACTATAAACAAGGTGTCTTCGAATTATCTTAATCAGCTCCTCTTTCGTGAGGTCTTCGAGTTGCAGTTTCTTCATGCCTGATCCTTATATGAGCTTTCCCTGTCTTTGGGTTGATCCCAATTTTCCAGAGAGCGCGCGCAAAACAATGTGAATATGGCTCGTGTCTTCGCGGGATGTCATCGCGTTTTTTTTCAACGTTTGCATATAACTTCCCGTTCATCCCGATTACAACAACTACCGGACCAACAGAACATACCCTCGAAGCGTTTATGAATCTTGATTGAGGGATAGGATTAATCTCGATCTTATTCTTCATCGTTTTTCCTAACCTTTACCTGATAGTCTTTGACAACAACACCCTTGCTGTTTCGACCACACAAATGAGGACTCCACCAATAAAGGCCAATGTGTTTTCCCATGAGCGGTGCATCGTGGGTGTATACTTTAAAGTGTCCCCTTCGAAGATGTATTCGATTATGACTCTCTGGATTTACGATGTTCTTTAAAGGGATTTCTTCTTTTGTTCCTGGGATGCGGACCTTTAGGGCATGATATGAAAACAGTTCTGATCGACCATTCTTCCGCCTTTTTTTGTTCACGTGCAGAGGAGGGTTTACCTTTTCGGTAGTAATATTTTTACAATTTAGGAGGATTAAGGCCTGGCACAAAACACTTGTGTCATAATTTGCGGAGTCGGCTGCTTTCCGTAGCGATATTCTTTGACGGATATCGGCTTCTAATGGATTAATTAATAACACTTGACATACATTCGCATCGGAAGGGTCGTCATCAGGCATGAACCCATCGATCTGCTCAAGGTGTTCGCGATAATCCGCCAGAGCGCCATTATAGGCACAAAGAGAACCGACTGGAGACATTTCCCATTTCCACTCATCGTCATAATCATTGAAGTCATTAAAGGAGAGTATAAACAGTAGCCCATCGGTAATTTCCTCTACCAGTAATGCGCCCTTGTGATCCGCACCATCTATAAACTCAATCCAGCATAATTTAAAAGGTGGCCGTGCATACCTCATCAGTTCTGGCGAAAACCTTTCCCCTTCTGGAAACACGCAAAACGTTTTGTGCTCTCCGAAATAAAACTGTTGAGCGTTCCGGATCTTGTCATCTGCGTTAACAAGCTTCCTCAGATAAGGAGGAAACTTATTATCGAGGAAATTCCGTGGCAGGTTTCTTTTTTGCTTCTCGATATCGTCGATAACTTGATGCGCCCACATTTCTCTATGCCTCTCCATCTTTTAATTTGCGGATCACTACCAGCAGCCGCTCCAACTTCTCGGCGTTGCGGCACCACTCCAGCCGCTCCGTTCCGCAGATACGCTTCATCAATCCGGGCAGCCGCTTCGCACCGTTGCGCAAGTCTGCCGCTTCATCGATCACCCGCTGCCGCAGCGCCGCCACCTGCGTATCGCTCTTTTTTTTCCATCCCAGGTGCTTGAAAAACTTCACCAGCTCTTCGAGCTGAGCGATGGTAAGCTCCGCCGAACTCTCTTTGTTGAACCGTTCCAGGATCGCCCGGTAGTCATGCTCCGGAAGGTTCAGCTCTTTCTTGGCGATATGCACCTTCGCCAGAAGCGCCCGCCGTTCTGCATTACTGCTTGGCTTCTTACAGCATCTCGATCTTGAACTTCTCACGGTTCGTCACCTTGTAGATTGTTTCCGCCCCAGCTCCATGTGCGCAGAGCTTGCTTCCCAGGATTGTAAGATGCCCTGCGTCCTTCAGCTTCTTCACCGTTTTTGTTACCAGGCTTTTGTCCGGAGCTCCGGAGAGTTTCTGGATGTCGGCGACGGTGAATGAGACGATCGATACATAGATCGCCTTCAGGATCTTCGGTTTAATGGAGCCCTTGCTGGCCGGCCGCCAGGCATGGTTATATTTATATATAAGGGGATTCCCCAGCAGCGCTATGACTTCCCCTCTGTTGACGAAGTCAGTGATTGCTGTGGACAAGTGCTCATGCTCTTTTCCTGCTGCGACGTTGAGCTCTTGGCAAATAATTCCGCGGGAAAAGGGTTTCGTCTGCTGTTTCATCCATTCGCGCATGCGTGCGGCAAGACCTGTCTTCGCAGTGTTCGCCATTGCTAGTTCTTCCGCTCCTTGATGATTTCACGCACCAGGTCGAGTGATGCTTCTTCAAGCCCGCTTGCTCGCAGGGCGCGTTCGATCTCGATAGCCACCGACAACACCGGCCGCCAGTCACCCGCAGCATAGCGATGGATCTCGCTAATCACTTCACTCGCGGGCTTCAGATCCAAAGCTTTCCGGAAGAAGAGAGCGATGTCAGGCTGTGACAGCGGCGCGAATTCGACACGCCGCCGGATCCGGCTGGCCAGTCTTCGCCGGCTGGCGATCTTGCCCTTAAGCTCTTGCTCGCCGATGAGCAGGATCGGGCAGGAAAAGCGCTCGTTCACGTTGCGCAGCATCTCAAGCACCTGCATGGTCAGCAGGTCGGCTTCGTCGATAATGATGAGCCGGCGCTGTTTTCCCATCTCCTCGCCGATCATGGCGAGGCAGGTATCGGAGCGCCCTGGCTTGACGTTGCACAATTCAAAGGTGATTTCACGCAGGATCATGGTAGGTGTGCGCACGTTAAGCGGTGGCAGATAGATCGCCTCCGTCTGGGCAGCGTAGTGTTTTGCTGCCTCGCTCTTGCCCCGGCCCGCCTGGCCGGTGACCATGCCGATGGAGGGCCCGATCAGACTGGCCGGGCTTTCCAGCTCAGCGCACGCGTCGTTGAAGGTTGTCACATTTTGTGTTGCGACAAATTCGTTTTTCATAGTTCTCTCCCCGGTCTCAGATTGTCTGCGCTCCGAACTCCCGCACCGCCTCCCAATACTCCCTCTGTCCGATATCCATGCGGGCTTCGTAGGCCTCTTTAAACTCTATGTCCTCGGCAGCAAGCTCGCCGCCGGCGAGTTCGTATTTCGTGATCCACTCAAAGCGGTCATGCTCTTTAAGGAAGAATGCAGGTCGAGATGGTAGCGCCTTCGCTCGACGCCGCAGCGTCTCGGTCTCGGCTCGCTCTTCCAGCCGGGCCACTTCAACGGCCAGCTCCTCATCGGTACGCGACCGGTTCAGCTCCGCCTGCTCGGCTGCCCGTGCCCGTTTCTCGCCGCCAATGATTGCGGCAGCCTTTTCGATCGTTGGGATCTTGGAGTATTTCCGGACATCAGGTATGCGGCTGGTGATTGCCCGGTACTGTTCGATGAATTCACGGCGGCGCGAATACTTTTCCGTGATCTTGCGTTCGGCCAGCTCCATGTCTTTCATGCTGGAGTATTCAACGGTCTCAGCCCGGCAGAGGTATTCTCCCCGGTAGAAGCAAAGCACATAGGATGGATCGATGGGATCATAGCGCAGGTCTACTTCCTGCCCGTTGAATGAGATCAGTTCATCTGATTCATAGAGCAGGTTCTGAAATGATACGCGGCCTCGGTCCACGATGCGGCTGCGTGAAGGCCGGGCCAAAAAAACCAGGTCGATAGCATCATCGCTAAGCGGTGAAAACCGCCAGCCGTCCGTGTAGCATTGCTCTAAGCACTTAAATGGTGTGGCGCTTGTTGGCTTCGGAGTCCATCGCCATTCGCTCAGCACGCCGCGATGAGCTTTCTGCTGATTGTAGTAGTCCATCGCGTGATACATGGTGAGCACGAATTCGCGGTAGGTAGGAAGCTTCCCGCTTGCGGCCAGGGCCTTTACTTCCTTTTCGTCGATCTCGTTTTCGTCCTTGTCGCCGGCCAACTCTTTGACGTAGCCGGGCAGACGAAACTGATTGCGCATGATGCCTTCGAGCACATTGAAGGTGCCCTCGATCATCTTCGCTTTAGCGTTGCGCACGATCGCCTTGCGGTGTTTGCCGACCGTGACAACCGGCATGATATCTTCACTGTCAGCATCAGCTACATCGAGCGGGTAATCCATCTCCGCCTGAACCTCCATCCCCAGGCGGCGCACGTCGGCCAGAATGCTCATGATGTAGCGGGAGAGTTCCTGCTTGCCGTTATCGGTGTAGATGTTACGGAAGGCCCCAAAGATCTTGATCCCGATGCGCAGGGCCAGGCCCATAAGCTGGCTATCGTACTTGTGGTCGACGGCAGCCCCGTAAAGAATGCGGGTGCGCAGATCCTGCCATAGATAACACTCAGGCCGAAACACCTCACCGGTTTCATCATCTACTACCCAGAAATCCCAGCGATGCTGATCACCCACGAGGATTTCCAATGGGTCGAGGTCTGAGTAATCACGCAGCACCGGTGGAAGCGTATTGTCGAGTGCCCGCACTCCGCCGCGCTGTAAGGCGCGCAGCTGCGGAGTGATGCGCTGCTCGAGCCACCACAGAGCCGAGCGGTAGCTGCCGATCCGCCAGCCTCGGCGTTTCGCTTCAACCTGCAGGCAGGTGTAAAGAGCATCTTTAGAGATCTTGCGATGCGATCGCTTCAACACCAGCCCGACCCAGAAATCGAGCGCAGCCTGGTCCCATTCCCGTGCCGTGCCCTTCGTCTCTTTGCGGTGTACCAGGCCAGAGATACCCTTCTTCTCGTAAGTCTGCAGTTTCCGGTAAATGGTCTGAAAGGTCGTGTTGTGGCGAGTAGCAACGTTTTCAATCCAGGCGCGCTTCTTCCAGCCGCGTGGCACATTCTGCGCTTCCTGGAGAATACGTACCCAGGGCCCGGCTTTTTCAAGATCCTTCGGCCCGAGGCGCGGTGAGGACTCCCATTGACCGGATCCGCTGCCGGAAAGGGAGGCAGCCAAACCGTCAGCGAACCCGATCGCCGGAAGCTCCAGGGAGGAGGAGTAAGACTGGGGACTGTTACTATCTATATATTTATTATAGAGAGCCAGCTCGGCAGCAGGTGCCAAGGCCGGCATAACGTCGGGAGTGATCGGTTGGTCGTGTTTTTCAACGATCGCAGCCTGAATATCAGAGGGAAGTGATGATAGGCAATAGCGCCTTTGCGTTCCGCCGCGGCCGATGGCGTCGATGTAAGCCCATGATTCGCGTTCAGCACGTCGGTTTACGGATCTTTTGTTTATACCGCTACAAGCTGCTATCTCGTTCGCGGTCAATGTCCCTTCCATTCTCTCTCTCCGCTATTTTTATACTGTTGGAGTACGGCGAACCACTATCTATGGGTAAAACCATGTAGAGCCCTGGGCAAAAAAATTTACCGAGCCAGCCGCTTCCCTCGCTCCCCAAACCAGATGAGCATCAATGCCCCGATCAGGTTCGGCCACGGAAACCAGATGCTCTCCGATCCGCCCAGCATGAGTCCGCCCATAAAAAGCACTGCCATCATGATTCCGTTCAGCATGATTCCTCCTGTGCTTCTACGAAGAGCCGCATGCGGCGCTTGTCCGCCTGCAGTTTCCGGATCTTCTCATCCACCTTCTGGATCTCGGCGCGCAGCACATCAGCATCCTTAAATAAAAACCCGCGTGCCTTAAGCACGATCAGCTCGAGCACATCGCTGTTGCCAACTGCTTCGCAAAATGCCGGCAGGTACTCAGCCGGAAACCGGTGACTCTCCTTGCTTTCCGCTGTCCAGGTATCGAGCGTTGTCTTGGTCACCTCGATACCGAGCAGCTCGCTCATCCGAGCTGCTACCTGAAAGCGGGAATAGGATGATTTGCGCAGTGCTTCGCTTAAAGCGTTCTTGAGTTGAATGTGGATGTTGAGATCACCCGATGCCGGCGGACGAGCCACCGATTGCTCTCGGATGAAATCGAATATGCTCTTTTGGCGTTGGTCCAGGAATTTCCCGTTCTTAGACATTGACTTACAGCGTCTTCTGTGGTCAATTAATAGACTGATATCCTTAGCCGTTTGCCACCTTTGAGGTGGAGCGCTTTGGCGGTGACAGGTAATACTCCGGGAAAAGCGTCGTCACCGGCTTGCCCAATAACTCAGCAATGCTGCGCATGATTTCGTCAGAGACTGATTGTTTGTTGACGACTTTTGAAATGGCATGCTCGGTCTTATTCAGCCGCTTGGCGATCTCTTTTTGCGTGAGCCCCTTCTTTTTGATCAGGGCTTGAATGTCGGCAGGGTGCATATATCAAAACTCCTTAGTAATTAACCGATTGTATGAGCATCTATAATTACATAGAAGCGTTAGACAGATTAAAGTTGGAATTAATCGAATCCCTAACCAAGACAGAGGTAGACCTCTTAAGAGAGGACTGTACCAAGTTGGGAAAGGTAGGATGGTCTGACTGGTCCAGCCAGCATTTAAAAGAGACTCTCGCTTTTGTCGCTGCAACTCCGTCAAAGCGACATGGTTTAAAGAAATGGCGCGAGCCACTTCTGAAACGTCGGCTGGTCTTAGCGGGCTTGGAGCATTTGAACCATGCACACAATTTGCTGACGGGAATAGAAAGCCACTGGCTTTTTGAAGGAAACTCTTACCGCGAGATGGCGTCAAAAGCGGCTTTTGCTTATTTGGATATCTTTTATGTAAAGAAAGTTTCTGAGTGGCCATTCGATGATCCTGATCCATTTCAATAAGGCTCATTGAGCTTTCCTCTGTCTATTTTGTGAATGCTTATAGACTTTATATATTTCACGAACGGGTAATATGTCAAGCAATATTTTCACGTATAGGAAATTTTTTTGATCGAACGGTTATTGAAATTAATTGAAGCTAAAGAAAAGGGGAAACATACCGTTTTTGCTAAAAAAGCAGGTATCCCCATCAGTACTTTTCAGAACTATCTGAATGGTAGACCCATTCATGTAAAACATTTGTTACGCATTCGTGAAACTTATAACGTGAATCTTGATTGGCTTCTCACTGGCGAGGGACAGATGTGCAATGAAAAGGAGGAACCTATACAGCCCGCACGTGAAATGAGGCCGGAAGTGTCCGCCGAGATCGCCGGCGATTATGTTGATGTAGATGTTTTGTTAAAGGCCGCTCACTCTGTGCTTACGAGTGGCAACCCGATGGCTGCCGACGCGCTGAAACGTAATATTCTGTACTTTTCTCACGCCATCCAGATGGAACGACGCATGGTGGCCCTGGAACAAAGGCTCTTAGAGGTTGAAGAACTCGTAAAAAAGAATCGCCACTGTGCCGACCCCGACCATACCGAAGATCATATCGAAAAGAAGGCAATGTGATTTTCCTATCAATAACTCGGCTAGTCTAGAAATAGCCTCGTCTTAAACGCTTAGAGCTTTCTCAAATACATACGTAAAACTAAGGTTTTTATTTTCCGCTATTTTTTTTATACCAAGTACAAGGCCAGAGTCGATCTGATAGGTAACGAGTTTCGTCTCGCTTTTACTGACCATATTTATCTTTGGGACGTGATCGCATGAGCATGAAAAACCATCGCGTGTAACCAGGATCGGTTCAGGGGTATTGATGATACATGCGCTTATTCCGCAGGATTGCTGTAATTCTTCCCAGAGCTTTCCCGGATGAAAAAAGTTTTGTAGCACATAATCTGTCAACTTGCATTTTGTGTATGCGGAAATTTGCTTCTTGGTTAAATTCTTTAGGGATTCGGCCAATCCCATATTGACTCTACAGGAAACTTTTTTGCTTTTGTTCTCATCCCACCCTGTACAGGCATTCAATATACAGCCAAATTCCTTATCAATCTTCTGAAAACAGTTTTGCTCCGGTAAATATATTGAAGATAAATAAAGTAATGTTGAGATCATCTTTAGATCCTCGTGATTCCAAGCGTCATCGATGCTTAACTCTCTATTGCTAGGGTTTTCAACCCAAACAACTATCTCGGGAAGGCCTAAAACGTATTTGCCCTGTTCTGAGTCAAACCCAGTTACATAGTCCCTAATCATCTTAACTATTGTATGATCCAAAGATGCCTCATCGCACATCAATGGAGTTTTGTTATAATGGCGTTTTGGAGTTCCCCAGAATAGAGCTATTTCTTTCATATCGAGCCTCCTTAACAAGAAGTGTTTGTATGGTATTGTGCCATACAAAACAGCTCAAAGGCAAGCATTTTGTTGTAGTCAAGTTATTGACTCGTTTTTTACGTTTTCGAGGTTTTTAGTGTATGGCGAACGTGTATGGCGAAAAATGGCGTGCTTTAATCATTCTCAAGGCAAATTAAATAGATAGTCGTTGCCATACACATCTACGGGAGTTGTATGGTGAAAATGTTTTTTTGGTAGATTTCGCCATACACTTCACGTCCCACTTTCGCGTAGGAAGTGGGACGTCAGTTTTTCACATTTTTTCTATATCAGAGGGAGGAAAGAGATATGAAGAAATCCCACCTTGCCATAAAGGAATCGGCAGTTTAATTACCGCTGAGGCGATCAAATGCCTCTACTGCGGCGCTGACGTTTCTGGTGTCGCCGCGATCGCCGCCGCTCCGCTCCAGCCCGCAGTATCCGCCGCTAACGACGCAAATTCGTTCATCGGCTAAGGTCCTGATGCCTTTTAAATTATTGGAGGAGAGGTATGCAAAAAATAGGTGAATCTTATATTCAAACCGATGATGGCGAGCGCATTTTAATTTATGAATATCAAGAATACATCGACGCCGGCATTTCGGCCACAGGTCGCAATAAAATTCCTGGGCACAAGGGTCTTTTTACATCTGATAGACGCAGGGTGATGTATCGTGGCAACGGCATTTATGAGATTTTCGGTGAGGGTATTCGCGGTAGAAAAGTGGAAAAATAGCAGCTATAATGAGTTGAGTTTTGTCGCACGTTTTGTTGCCAAAAATGCGCCCTGGGCGCGCAACAGTCGCGCGACAAAAAATTCATGCAAAATTTTCCAATCCCATGATTTCCTTATTCATCCCGTCAAATCCCGTATAATTCCTTTTGTCATCGTTCCTCTTGCTCCTCTCAATGTTTCCCATGCGATAGCGATCTTTAAGAGATGACTTCAATTTTACCAGCTCATTACGGACATGCGCGGTTTCTTCCTGCATGGCCTGCTCGCGAAGTTTGAAGTCAGTGATGTCCCGCACTGTTCCCAATACCGCGGGCTGGCCTTGCCAGGAAATAGTACGGTAGTGCCCTTCCGTCCAGAACTTTTTCGCATCTTTTATCACACACTGTGCTTCCAGCACCTCCTTTGTCGTGAGTCCGCTGATGAGAGAATCGCACATGGTAAGAAAACGATCCCGATCCTCTTCGGCAAAAAAGTCGGCCGCGGCCGCACCCACCAGGCTTTCCCGGTTTTCGCAATTCATCATAGTTACCAGCGCGTCGTTCACAAAGGTAAGCAGTCTGTGCTGTACAAGCATGACTCCGTCGGCCACGTGATTAGCCAGAGTCCGATAGCGCTCTTCACTTTCTTTTACCGATTTTTCAGCCTCTTTCATTTCGGTAATATTAGTTGCAATGCCACATATTGCGTACGGTTTCCCCCTTTCATCTTTGAGAGGGAATTTGTTGTCAATAAACACTACCTTCCGGTTTGAAAATTCCACGACAACTTCATATTCTACTGCCTCACCTTTGAGGACTCGGAGATCGCTGGCATAAAATATGTCGGCAACCCCTTTCTGAAAAAAGTCATAATCACTTTTCCCAACAAAAGCTTCTTTAGGGACTGCAAACAGTTCCATAATGCGGCGATTCACATCAATATACTTGCATTCCTTGTCCTTGACGTAGATGAACGCTGGAGAATTGTCCATGAAAGCCCGCAGGGTTTTCAGCATCTGGCGTTTTTTTTCTTTCGCATGCTTGCGTTCGGTGACGTCCCGGATGACCGCCTGAATGTACTTCTTTCCCAGGACTTCAACTTTGTTCAAGATCACTTCAGAGTCGAACTCCGTGCCGTCATTCCGGCAACAGCGCCATTCGAAACGCTGCTCAATACCCTGCTTGGCAGCAGAAATTTTCTTCCCGACTTCCGTGTGCGAGTCCTCACCGTTGGGCTGTTTGAGCGGAGAAAACCGGAGAAATGGTTTAGCAATTATATCGCGCCTCTGGCAGCCGAAAATTTCCAGTGCCTTCCGGTTACAGTCGATAAAAAAATCCCCCTTGATAAGGCAAACAGCATCATTGGCAGATTCAAAAAGCGTCTGGTATCTGACTTCACTTTCCCTGATAGCGTTGAAAATTGCGCTGTAGAAGTCCTCAGATTTCTTACGAGCCTTTTTCGCCTGATTGCGGTCGGTGACCAATGGGGTAGCGAAGCCGCACACTCCGCATAGAGTCCCCTCATGGTCGAAGATGGGGAATTTGAATGAGATCGCTCTGTCTTCACGGTTCTGGTGAACCAGGACCTCATGAAATTCCATGAGCTTGCCCGCTTTCACGGCCATCTCGTCATTTTTCCGAAATTCATCAGCGCGCTTTTTGGGGAAAAAGTCGTAATCAGTCTTACCCTCAAACCGCTTGTTGTTGTGAAACTGCTCTTCATACCAGGGACTCATGAGGATGTACCGCCCAGCAGGATCTTTGAGATACACAATGACATCGGTAATGTCTAAAGCTGACAGCAATGCTTCTTTGCTGTCAGCAAGCGCTCTTTCGTAAAACTCAGAAGCTCTCCGTGAGAGCGCCGCATCCCTGACCTGCTGCAATGGAGCAATATCCCTGGAGTAGTCTACCTGTAGCTGTCTTTCTTTTGCGCTCATATCAGTCTCCCTCATCAACATCTCACGCGAACCAGCCCGGCATCACGACCAGTGTGATCACCGCAGAATGCCAGTGCAGCGATCTGCGCACAGCCGAGCGATGTGGTCAAGCGACTAATGATTATGGGACAAAGTCTACTAAGCATAATGAGATAGAGTTTATCAAGCTCTCAATTCGGCAGAGTCCTAACAGCGAGGATGTAGTAAACCTCAGCACATCGAGCATACAGACAGGTTTCGGTGGGAGTGCTCTTACACCGAACACGCGGCGGGGTTGTTACGATAAATTTTAACAAAAAGACTTATAATGGATAAGACCATGCCTGTCAAGTCCAGAATCGTGCAGACTCTGTCCGGCTATTGAAGGCCTCCTTCACACCGCTGTAACGCTATGGGCAAGGGAATAGGGTAATATTGACTTGTTAATCATACTGTGTATTCCTCGCTCAAGCAGACAATCTCCCGAAACAGAACATTTACTATAGAGATATTCCTGCCTTGTCCTCGTTGACATATCCCTCCAGTAAAGTATGATAGTTTTTCCGCCGATATCGTTCGGTATGTGATCGCAAAGAACTTGCTTGACCGCCACCGTATTCCTGGGCTGTCAGAGCGGAGAGTAGTCATGCCTAATCAAGCCAAGACCAAGAGGCAACTCATCATCGAACTCGAGCACCTCCAGCAGCGTATAGCCGAGCTGGAGGCAGAGAAGTCTTCGCACCGAGTATCGGAGTCTGCTGCGGCCGGGAACGGAGTATCGACAGAAAGGCAGCAGCATGACGAGCTGCTTGCTCAGAAGATAAAGCTGCGGGAAAGCGAAGAGCGATACCGCTTGCTGGCAGACAACACGCTCGATGTGATCTGGATCTTGAATTTCGATTTCCAGTTCACCTATGTCAATGCGGCGATTCTTCCTCTAACCGGCTATACGCCCGAGGAATACATCGGTAGCCGGCTGCAGGAACACCTCAATGAGGAAAACTTCACGGAACTGGCAGGCTTGCTTGTGCGTGAAATGGCCAAGGAGCCGGATAGTGCCGGGGTTACTTTTGAGACCATACTGCTCGGGAAGAACCGCGAACCGATTCCCATCGAAGTTCATGGCAAGATTATCTATGATCAGAGCGGTCAACCGCTGAGGATTCAGGGGGTGACCCGCAATATTGCCGAGCGCAAGCGGGCAGAGGAAGCGTTACGGGAAAGCGAGAGCCGCTATCGCGAGCTGGTGCAGCATGCCAATAGTGTTATTATCCGTTTCAAACGTGATGGCACCCTCACCTTCTTCAACGAATATGCGCAAATATTCTTCGGCTACAGCGCCGAAGAGGTGATCGGCAAGCATGTGAACATTATTGTGCCGGAACGGGACTCAACCGGAGCCGACCTGACCCGGCTCATCCATAATATCGGGGATCATCCCGAAAAGCATATCAACAACATCAATGAGAACATCTGCCGGGGTGGTCGTCGGGTATGGATGGCCTGGACCAACAAGCCGATTTTTGATGAGGACGGTGATGTAGTGGAGATTCTTTCCATCGCAACCGACATCACCGAGCGAATCCGCGCTGAAGAGGCTCTGCGTGAGAGCGAGCAGCGCTACCGGGAAATTTTCGAAACAACGTACGATGGCATCTTCCTTGTCGATGTCATGCCCGACCTCACGTTCGTGTTTCGTGAATTCAACCCTGCTGCAGCAATGATGGTAGGTCTTACAACAGCAAATGTCGCCGGAAGAAGCATAGAGGAGGTTTTCGAGCGTGAGCTTGCCGAGAGCGTGACAGACCATTATCGCCGATGTGTCGAGACCCGCAACGCCATTAGCTATGAAGAAGAGCTGAATTTGCCCGGCTGGAAAGTGCATTCCTTCACTACTCTCATTCCGCTGGCGGACGCCTCAGGGCGCATCTATCGGATTGTGGGCATCGCACACGATATCACCAAGCGCAGACAGATGGAGGAAGAGCTGCGGCAGAGCGAAAGACAGTTCAGGTCACTGTTTATGGAATCTCCCGTTGCCATTTTCATCTTTGATTGTGACAATGGCGAGATTATCGATGCTAATCCTAAGGGGTTTGATTTATACGGAGCCAGCTCGCTGGAGGACCTGAGGGCAAAAAAGCTTTGGGTGGAGTCGCCCTATTCCTTTACTGACGGTCTGAGTTGGATCAGGAAGACCGTCTTAGAAGGACCACAGCGGTTTGAGTGGCTCAGCCGTAAAGTCACCGGGGAGCTTTTCTGGGAGGAGGTGTATCTGAGTTGTGTGACGATAAACGGGATGGAACGGGTGCTGGCCACCACCATTGACATTACCAAACGCAAGCAAGCCGAGGAGGCGCTGAGCGCAAGCGAGCTGCGTTTCCGAGCTATCTACGAGCGGGCTCCCCTGGGAATAGCTCTGATCGATTCTCACAGCGGCCAGTTCCAGCAGGTAAATCCCCGATACGGGGAGATCGTGGGTCGCACACAAGCGGAGCTGTTGAACCTGAACTTTCAGGCTATCACTCACCCTGATGATCTTCAGGAAGACCTGGCAAATATGCGGCAGCTGTTTCAAGGCAAAAGCAATTTCATTAATAAGGAAAAGCGCCACCTTCTCCCTGACGGTTCCCCTATCTGGGTCAATCTGACGGTCGTGCCGATGTGGCAGCAGGGGGAGACTCCGACCTGCCACATTGCTATGATCGAGAACATCACCGGCCGCAAGCGACTCGAATCGGCTCTAACCCAGGAAAAGCAACGGTTCGAGCAGATCCTGGCCGGCTTTCCTTACGGGATCTATATCGTTAATCCGGATTATCATATCGAATACACGAACCCTGCTCTGACCCAGGAATTCGGAGACCCTGGATCGCGCCTATGCTACGAGTACTTTCACGACTTCTCCGGACCTTGTTCATGGTGCTACAATCAACGGATAGCCAATGGAGAGATGGTGCGTCGGGAGTGGCATTCGCCCAAGAACAACCGGGACTATGAGCTTGTTGGCATTCCCCTGCGCAATGATGATGGCACCACCTCTAAACTCGAAGTCTTCCAGGACATCACCGGCCGCAAGCAGGCGGAAGCGGAAAAAGCTCGGCTGGAAGAGCAATTCCATCAAGTCCAGAAGCTGGAGTCAATCGGACGCCTGGCTGGGGCGTAGCCCACGACCTGAACAATCTTCTTGCTCCGATCCTCGGTTACGGTGAAATGCTTCTGACGGATACTGTCGGGATTGATCCACGCCGGGGGCCGCTTGAAGAAATCGTGAAGGCCTGCATGCGGGCCCGGGACCTTGTTCGACAGCTTCTGGCGTTCAGCCGCAAGCAGACGCTCGAAATCAAACCAACGGATCTGAATTCTCTGCTAAGGAATTTTGAAAAATTGCTTCTCCGTACCATCCGGGAGGATATCACCATGAAGCTGGTCTTGGCCGATCCTCTTTCTCTCATCAAAGGCGATATCGGACAGCTGGAGCAGGTGGTGATGAATCTAGCGGTCAACGCCCAGGACGCCATGCCGGAAGGCGGCGAACTGATTATCCAAACCGCTCAGGTCGAACTGGACGAAAGCTACGCAGCGGAACACGAAGGCGTGACCCCGGGATCGTACGTCATGCTGGCTGTCAGTGACACGGGATGCGGTCTGGATGCACGGACTCGCGAACACCTGTTCGAGCCATTTTTTACGACCAAGGGAAAAGACAAGGGAACCGGTTTGGGGCTGGCCACCGTGTATGGCATCATCAAACAACACGGCGGAAACATCTGGGTTTACAGCGAACCCGGCCAGGGAGCAACTTTCAAGATCTATCTGCCCGTGTCAGCAGCATCTGATCATACCGCGGGTCGTGCTGCAAAAGCAACATCCGCACCAGATATGCGCGGCTCAGAAACCATAATGCTGGTGGAAGACAACGAACAGGTAAGGAATCTCACTCTTACCTTTCTGAATCGACAGGGCTACACGGTCCTGGTTGCAGGAAGCGGGCAGGAAGCGCTTCGGATACTGAATCAGCATCACGGCCCGGTGCACCTCGTGCTGACCGATGTAGTCATGCCCGAAATGAACGGCAAGCAACTGTTCGCACAGGTTTCCGGCCGTTATCCGGATGCCAGGGTGCTGTACATGTCCGGCTACACCGAGGACATGATTGCCCATTGCGGAGTAATGGACGCCGGCATCCATTTCCTCCAGAAGCCGTTTTCTTTTACGGTCCTTGCCACCAAGATCCGGGAAATACTGGGTCGATGAGTACTTCCGGCCAAGACAATGTGCTGTATGGAGCAAGCAGGCATTACGTGGGCTTTAGCCACAAAGACTGTACTCTATCCTTGCCGTAATCTTACCACAAAGGGTGTTTTGGTGGAAAGGGGAGGAGACCGTCCGGATTGACGCCTTCCACATCTCCTTGATCCGACCACACAGAGCTGAAAGCGTCGGTCTGCTATACCCGCCCACTGTTTCTTCCCATTGACTTCCTTGAGACGGACTTTTACTTTTTGCTCGAAAGCGGCTTATGCAAATAACAGCAAAAAGGAGGAAGCTCATGAATAAACTTTTAGTGTCAATAGCTGCCGTGATTTTGCTCATCACGGCGACGTACGGCAACATTTGTTTCGCTCAGACAGGATACTTTTACGAGCTTGATTTTGTTTATGCAACCAGCGATGCACCGTGGTGGACTGGTCTCGCTGTCTTGAACGGCGAAATTTTTATGACAAATAACATTCGCGTTGAGTGCTATGATGCAGCGGGAACGCTTACCGGTTTTGGTGTGTTTACACTTACTAACAGGAAAGCAATGAGGGTAGGTACATTGGAGAGTATAGTAACGAACGGGTACGTTCCCGAGCGCGGCAGCATAGTGGTTCTTGGAGAGCAGTACTTTGAAGCAACAGAGGTCATCGGCAATTCATCAGGTGGGTTTGGAATGGTACAACAGAAGGCAGAACGTTTCTAAAGTGCTCGCTGGGATTGCGAGGAAAAGGAAGAACTTTGTTGTGGGCTGAGAGGGATGGCAGATTAGGCAAGGAGGTGCAGGATCACGGGTGAGGAGCAAGAGGAATGACCAGCAATAAAAATGCTCACCAATGCATTGCATTCATGTATTGTGGCTATCTCCTGACTCGATGCCATCGATAGGATCAGCGGTTCATCGGCTGATAGTAGCCAACGGCATCAACTACAAGGTTACGTTATGTGCACTTTGTCTGTTTGTCAACTGGTAAAATTATTGCTGTCAGTTAAAGGAGAAAACTGGACAGGTTTTGACAGATTTAAAGTTCAAAAGTGGACAGCTTCAAAAGCATTGATGGTTACCTTATGGATATCGATCAGTTCATTACCGTACCAGCAGCGCACCTCAGCAGCCGTGGTGCTCAGCGGATAGATGCGCAGCTCGATCGTTTCCCGAGGTGGGGCTTTCTTGACCAAGAGCTCAATGCCGTTGAGCGACAGTTTGCGGTAAGCGTTGGTCATGCGTGTGGTTCTGAGGCAAAAGATATCTTTAGGCGATTGGAAGGGAGCCGGTATGCTGAAGTCTCGAAACAAGCTCTTTCCCTCCTTGAGAGCTCTCTGGAAGCGCACGAACGGAATCTCCTCAGTGGTAGAATGAACCTGTTTATAGTTGTAGCGGTTGATTTCACGCCTCAGGATCGTGAGGCCATGACGAATATCGGTGACCTCTTCTCGCACACAGAGCCTCACCAAGTGATCCTGGAGCCACTGGTAGGGTCGTTCGATCTTGCCTTTGGCCTGAGGCGAGAGGGCATGAATGACGGTAACGTGGCAATCGTTAAGAACCTGCTTCCACTGTGGAGTGGTTTCATCAGTGAGGGTTCGATTGGTGCGCCACAGTGAGTCACGGCCCTGCACGAAACGGAAGATCGAATGCGAGTCGACGTAATAGGCAAGGGGCATGCCGTGTTGCAGCATCACCCGCTGCAGTGCTTCAATGTGCGTCCAGGAGGTTTCTTTCCTCACTAACGCTGCATAGAGAATAAAGCGGCTATAATCGTCCAAGGAGGTAATCAGATACCATTTCTCCTTCGCAGCCGGAGAAAACAGGTGATGAGAGGAATCATGCTGAATGAGCTCTCCGGCATAATCGGTGAGCACTTCTCGATCATGAATACGCCTCCTTGGCTTCTTGGGCAAGTAGAAGCCGTGGTGCTTGGCCCGCTGAATGATCGTGGGCAGCGAGATCTTTAGCTGTTGGTCTGCCAGCAGACAATCCCGTATGAAGGAGTAATTGTATCGGTGAATGGGAATGTCGGCCTGCTCGATCATGTTCTTTTCGATTGTGAGCTGCTCGATGATAGCCTGCTCGGCCGCTGCACTGAGCCGTGATGGTGTGCGGCGCTGATACTGAAGGGAAAACGCGGCGGGATCAGAGCGGTAGAGCTTGAGCAGATCAAAGAATCGTGCTTTCGAGATGCCCAGGATCTGCTGGAGATATTTCCGTTCAAGCTCCTGGCTCAGATATCGTTGAAAAAGATGCCTAACCTGTTCATCGGAAAACTTCTTGTGCAGCTGGCTCATAATCCTGGCCCTCCTTTCTGAGGCTAGGATTATCCCAACGAAGCTGTCCAGTTTTGAACTTTAAAGTGTCCAGTTTTCAACTTTTCCTAACACTGGTAAAATTATTGCGGTTTGGTGTCTTGCGGTCCCAGTGTCGATGTTTTGCGGAGTTTGACCGTTGCATTGCTGCCGGGTGATATGCTCTCTATCGTAGAAAATATGGATAGTAGTGGCAGCTGCGGCCAATAAAAAAAGCGCTTATCACTAATCGCTTGATTTTTAATTGGAGCTGAGGGGGATCGAACCCCTGACCCCTTGACTGCCAGACCGCTCAAGGGGTCTTCCAACGAAGTGGGCATCACTTCGTTGGAAGTCGTCTTGGAAACGACGAAGTAATCCCGGTCGGCGCGGGACAGATGGTTGCGCGTCAGTCACGCCGTTGGCGTGATTATCCCCACGCC